AAATGGGAGGCTCGATGTAAAATAATCGTGCCTTTTTCCTCGCCTAGTTAACTTATATGTTGATTCACTATCTGGACCATCACCAGTCGGGAATGGAAGTGAATCCTGTAAGTTCTGGTCTCGGTACCACTCGTTATAGCATAGCGTTGTGGCCCTCAGCGGAAGCGCTGATATTGAGAGACCTTCGATTAGCGTGGGAATTCCCAAATAATCGTATATTGTTTCGTTCAACCAACCCCCGGCTGGTGATACTATTTGCGGAATTGTGAAGTCTGTCGAATCCGCAGGATTCGTTTGCTCTCCCATGAATTTTGGCCAATTATCCCAAAGCAAACGGTTTGGACATGCGAAGAATTGAGTCTCAATTATCATGTTATCCATTGTCGGGAATATTGGTGTTGAGAGCCTTGCCAGCGCTGCAGTATTTAATGTGAACGTATCTCCTGGCAGTGCTTCGTCGCAGAAGAATGGAATTAAGAAACCGCCGTCAAATGTGCATTTGTACGGACTTGATCGATCAAATGACGATCTGGGTATTTCTGCTTTTGGGACTTCGCTGAATTGATGCTGACTGACTGATTTTCTACTTGTAGCCCTTTGATGTGCCATTTATTGAACCTCTTTTAGATCGCCTAACGGCGGGTCGGTAAATAGTTGCTGTTGGTCGGCTTCGAACGGCGCCTTTATGAATTCTATACCATTGCCGATGGCAATTGGATTATTTGTTAAGAATTTCGCTTTTTCGTCTGACCATTCCCCTATATTAAATAGTGTATAGTCCTCGGGATGCTTCCCGAATTGATGATCAGAATCGTTGATACAGTCTGCAAATACACGGACGGCCATGGCCTCCGCGTGGAGAAAGAATGGAGTGAGATACGCCTTGGCTTTACTATCATAAATTGTGAAGATTTTATGTTTCATCTTAGTTTCCTATTTTGATGCGTTGATTTTTAACGCTTTATTTAAAAACGTTGCTCAAGATCCTGAGCAACTTTATATTCTCTTCTGATTTTCTACCTGAGCTTTTTTGCATACTTCGCGGACCTTTAGCCGCTTTAACGTATTATCTTTTATATGTTTCTCTGCGAAATATACCCTTGCTTCCTTAATCTTTTCATAAAGCGATGGGTTTTCGCGTTCGAGCAAAAGATCGTAGTATTTCGGGGTTGGAACATGATGGTAGTTATTTTGCGACAGAACGATAATATCATCCGATGGGAATACGTCAGTCTTAAATTGCTGGTACCATGAATTTCCGATACCCTTGCGATTGGACATCGTTGAGTACTCTTGTTGAACTGGGTGAATTTCTCCGGTAATCTCGCATACTTTTTGGTAGTGATCATCTTTTTTGTCTCCGTTGATTTTTTTGGTTATATAGCGGGCAACATAGCCCGCTGATTGTAATGTTAAATCCATTACTGTTACGAATCCTCTACCCCATATTTTTTCGAGTTCTTTTGACTCGTATACATCTCCGCTAGTTTTCTTCTCGAAGATCTCGAGATCGTCGAATTGATGATTGAATAATACTGCGTGATAGTGGGGCCGCCCCAGGCGGGATTCTAGTTATGGTTTTCCTATGTCTTCTTCGATTTCGGCGTATTCGCCGCAGTGGTAAAACCTTATTTTTTTATATTTGTGTTTTTGTCTTAACGCCTTCATGAAGGCTGTAAAGTGTTTTTTGACGAGTGTGCCCCTGTGGGGCAATTTCTCGTCATTGTAGGTCAGAGTTATTACGCAATTTTCCTCCCACATTTGTGCTTCGTGCATTATGCGAACTGACCATTGCCTGGAATAATCCAAGCGACAGCCGATACATCGGCCGCACTTGATCCAGACTGATTTATATGCGGTGTCACTCGGTGGTGACACTCCGAATTTTAATTGGCCCCCGCTTACAGCTTGATGGGCCTTAATCGGATGGTAACAGGTTATATTCTGTACCCGCCGCGCATGATCCGGCCTTGCCTATTTTTCTTGTAACTGCGCGATGCTGTCCTGGTGAACAGCTTTTTAGATTTCCTTGATGGAATCTTACGTCGATAAGCCATTAGAGCCTCTCTCCTGTTGTGTTTGGTGACTTTACGTCACCTAGTACATATACGTCAAGTGGGGATATGTACTTTTCACCCCAAATGCCTGCATTTTTGATGGTGATTTTCTGCTTTTTTGTGTAGTTAATTGTTGGTTTTCTTAGCAGGTTTTTTAGATGCGTTAAATAGAATTTAATCTGCATCTTTTTTAGCCTCGCTCTCGCTCGTTTTTGTTTCCGATTCCGGCTCAGTTTTTTGGGCTTCGCCCTTTTTTGCAGTGGTAGTATTTGGATCTTGCTGAAGTTTATGCGCTAGACCTATTTCTACCATTTCTGCTTGGTTATTATTATCTTGGACAAAGTCCAAGAATTTTGCCGGATCGTTTTCGAACTTCGTTCTAATAGATGAGGGTAGTTCTTCGAACATCTGTTTCCCTCTTGCGACTGTTTCGAGTGCCTCTTGAAACGTGTCGCTTGTTGCGTAGCCATATGAGGCTTCGTGTTTATTTACGTGGTCTATAGCCCCCGTTTTTTGGTATTTCCGCATGATTGTGTTGATATCACACTCATCGGTAAATGATTGTTTTGTTAATGAGACGCCCAGATCGCCGATGTCTCCCAGGCGCTCTTTTGGACCATATGCGGTCCTAATTATGAATGGATTTTTCTTTTTTGTCATCGTCGCTTACCTTTTATATTCATGTGCAAATGGGTATGCCCTCTATGGACATCCCTTTGTTTTCCTCTTTTTGCTTTATCGATTATTGCTTGCATTTTTGGCGTAGTTGCGCCGATTCCTTGATTTAGGCTTTCTATATTACCCAATACGCCTTTGGCTGTTGAAGTATCGCCTAATCCTATGTTTCGGCCTGCCGCGAGTAGCGCTCTAGCTATCGCTGCCTTTACCGCTGATATATCAGCTTGGTTTCCTACTCCTCGAGCCTGTTCTTTTATTAAATTTATCTCTTCTTTAATACGCAAAGCCGATTGAGCCGAGCTTGCGATATCCGGAGTAGTGGGCATAGCCCCCCCGGCTGGCTTAGCGCCTGGGCCCCCCGTTCCCGATAATATCGGGTTTAGACCCGCTCTTCGCAGGTCTTCTACTTCCCATTGGTGGGCTGATCTAGCAGCCCTCCTTTGGAAGTTCATTGATTTATCGGCCTGCCTTGCGCCGAATAATCCGCTTGCCACCGATCCGCCCAGTATGGCGGCTCCTATTCCTAGAGGCATTAGAAATGATCGATGAGGCCAGGAACGCCGTATAACGGCATTGGCCTTGCGCATCTTAGGTTAAAGTATACGTCTAGAATGAAGTGTGGCTCACTTGGTACCGCTATTATGCGGTCTATTGGTGGTGTGTCCTGTATGAACAAATCGCTCAGTACAGGCAAGCTGAGGAAGTTCTGTGATAGATGCCAAGCATCGAGTGTTACTGGATCATTCGATCTCAGTTTTCCACAAATTTGCCCGGGCCGATATCGGTATTCACCGTACCTTTCTTGGAAGCCCCAGGTCGCCTCATCGGCTACCGGGTCGCCCGATCCTTGTGAAAATATCTCTTTATTTTTGACGGCCTGCTCACCGATGTGGCTTAGGGCGGGCCAATAGAAGTCAAACCTAGTTAGTCGACTCCACATTCTGTTTAGGCCTTGCTGGTAAGTTAGATCGGCTCTTACTGATATAAAGCCTATAATCGTGCAGTGTTCTGTAAAAGATTTAGTAAACCCATGATTATTAAATTGTCCAACGCCTACCCCGGCAAGATTGCCTTGGGGTGTATCAGCCGTCTGAACGTCTGTCGCTGTAAAACCCGTTTGGGCTATTGGCGTTATGTTTATGGGTGTTGATCCTCCCCCGAGATACTCGGGCCTGGTCGCGCGCAAGTCCGGTGATGAAACCCCGAAATGCGCTTTTGTGATCTCTATTAATCTTGTGCCTCCGCGTACGTCGCGCTCTAGCAGCCTCTGAACTTGAAAACTTTGCCGTAGCTCGTTAATTGTTGCTGCTGTTGCGTTTGTTAAATCTGCATGAATTAGCGGGAATCCGGTATTGTTCGGATCCTCTTCTATTGACAGATTATTGTCTGGCGATATCCATCCAACTGTCGCTCTGGTACCCTTTTCTGTTTCCCTTATATTTATTCCTTGACTCACTCCTGGTGCATCATTTACGCCGAATCCTGTTATCGGCGCCGATGTACCCAGGGGTAATAATACCGGTTCGCCTTTCTGCGGAAATGGGAGGCTCGATGTAAAATAATCGTGCCTTTTTCCTCGCCTAGTTAACTTATATGTTGATTCACTATCTGGACCATCACCAGTCGGGAATGGAAGTGAATCCTGTAAGTTCTGGTCTCGGTACCACTCGTTATAGCATAG